TATTTCACCCAGATAAGCCCAATTTGCCTCTATTTTACAATATAAGTGTCGGGGGAACATTAACTGATCAAATCCCATCAATTTTCATCGCCAAGTACCCTGAATTGCGTTTTATAGCATCAAAACACAAGGATTGGGCACCAAAATTGCAAAAGAGTGTACGTTCTCGAAGGAAAATACATTCTCAATTTGGTGGTTACAAAAGGTTCATAGTTTCGATGGACAAAGGTTTTGTAACGAAAAGGGCAGCTTCCCATCTACGAACTACTCTAATATGGTTGAATTACTACGAAAACCTCAAGAAGTATGAAATTGACCACAAGAAATCTGCTGGAGCTTATCTTTGGGTATTCAAGATAGAAGACCCCAGGTCATTTAAAATATGGCTTGCAATGGATGATACTGATAAAAGGAAGACAGGTATTATCTCTAAAAAGACACCTGGCTCCTCTTTAGTTCTTCCCCCAGGCATGACTGTAGAAGTCATAAATCCCCAATTACCACAAATTCGAGAAGAAGATACCGACATTAAAGAGATGGTAGCCTCAGGTTTGAATGAACCTGATGATATTATGACGGGTTCTTCAAAAGGAACGTTTGCTGCTGTGAAAGCATCTCGTGGACCCATGTCTGATAGGGTATCAGATGAGATTGCTTATTTTGATCGATGGTTGAAATATGACTTTTGGAGAAGTATTTTCTTCTTGCGAAATGCTATGTTAGGTGATAAAGCTTTTCCAAAGTTATTCTCAGTTAGGGAAGCTGTTGGATGGAAGAAAAAGAAGCCAATATTCAAAGATGTCAAAAGAGCACCAGAAAGACTCATTGAAATATCATTCCCGGTATCAGAAGTCATTGACTTTGAAGCCAGAGCAAGAGGGTTATTAGGAGTCAAACATGGACCAGTTGCTGAGTCGATGGGGGTTCCGAATGTAGAAGTTGCTCGTAGGATGGGGATGGGAGGTTATCCCAGGATGAGGCTTAGAAAGGCTACTGAGGATGACAAATACCCCGAGCTGAAATACGAGCTGGGGGCAGATGCAGAGGGTTCACAGGAGAGAAAATTAGAACCTGGCAAACCTAAACCTGCACCAACAAAAGAAAGCAATAACCAGAAGAAGTAATGGCCGACTACTTCTGGAACACAGCAAGGAGGGCAGACGGGTGCCCAGTCCATCCGTTTAGCCCTCCTTGCTATTATAACCTCTAATAGGAGAAAGTAAGATGGAAAACGAGATACCAAGAGGAGCAATGAGGTTTGTAGAAACTGGCCCTGATTGTTTTGCAGTAGTTGAGCAACTTGCTGAAGATAAACCGCCTAAACTGAAGATGGTGGGTTATTCAGGGGGTCTTATCAAAGGGCATTGGTACTGGGGTGATCTTGCAATTGATCTTAAAGGTATAGAATTTCCATTGAGTAAGTACCCTGTATTGGAAGATCACAATACAGATTTAAAGATTGCCTTTACAGGCAAACCAGATGTTTCGAATGGAAAACTTGAATTGAATCCCGAGACATCCAAATTCTTAGACACCGAAGCAAGCCGTCAATTTCAAAAGAACTCTTTAGCTGGGTTCCCTTATCAGTCGAGTATTTACGCCCGCCCATCTGTTGTTGAAAGACTATCTGATGGTGAAAAGGCTGAAGTCAACGGGATGACTGTTAGAGGGCCAGCTTCTATTTGGAGAAAGGCAGCTTTTAAGGAATGCTCTGCTTGCGTCTTTGGATGGGATGGTAAAACACAGGCTTCCGCCTTTTCCAAAACTGAAATGGAAGAAGTCGATATTGAATATCTTGATAAAGGAGGTGAGAGTTCCCTGTTAAGTGAGGAAGGAAAACAAACGATACTCAAAACAATTAACCAAGGAAAGGAGGAAAAGCTGATGGATGTAAAAGAATTGCGTGAAAAACATCCTGATTTGGTTGTGCAATTGACCGAAGAGGTTACGAACTCTGTAACCGAAACAGTTACGGCTTTAGTAACTACCCAACTTACCGAAGGCTTCAATGCTGAAAAGACGGCCTTAGAGGCGAAACTCGCCGCGAAAGACCAGACCATTGATGGTCAAGGCACCCGTCTTGCCCAGCTGGAAAAGAATGACACCATTAGAGGGGCCAATGAGCGTCAAACTTTAGCCGATCGCATTTGGGAGTCTAAACTGTCCGAGAGCGCATTGGACGCCGGTATGCACGAAAAGATCCGGGCAATGATTACGCACACCAAGTTTGTGAAAGATGATGTGTTGGATGAAACCGCATTCGCTGAAGCAGTCGATGCAGAAATAAAAGACTGGGAAGGCAGAATGAAAGGGAGTTCTATCCAGGGCACTGGCTTTACTCGCAAGAGTGGAGACGGAGATCCGGAAGAAACAACCCTGTCAGCAAAAAACAAAGAAGTCTCCAATGGTCTGTTAGCATTGGCAGGACAAAAACCTAAATAAAGGAGGTGAGGTAATATGGTAGAACATATCGGTGGCGATTCTCCGCATATTCTTTACGGGGTCCAGTCCGATTATAAGGTTCTTTTTTACTCAGAGCACATGGCAGCCCTCACCGCGCCAATCACTTTGGCAGCCGGTTATGGTGTTTTGTCCATGGGTACTGTTCTCGCCATGAATCTTTCGAATCTGAAAACTGGTGGACGTGACAAGCTTGTACCTTATAATCCAACAACTTTTACTGGCAAAGAAGATCACCCGGGTCGGGCATTTCTTGTTTCTGATTCAGGAACAACGGCCTCCACGGTCAAGGTTACTCTTGATGACAGCTACAAAATGGCTGTTGGTGATGATCTTATTATTAATGATGACACGACGGCCGCAGAAAACCTGGGGGCTATTACTGCAATAGACCGAACAACTTATTCCAATTTTGCAGTTATTACAGTTACCACGGCAACTGGCGGTACTTCGTTCACAACTGCTCGCTTTGCAAATGTGTTTATTGAAGCAGGCACCAGCGGCAATAGCTATTCGGATGCTGTAGGGATTCTTATGAGTTCCAGAGATACAGGTACCGGACAAAATGCACAGGGCGCACCTGCTGAGTTAATTCTCGGAAATTGCGTTCTTTACGAAGGAATGCTTACCAATCTTGATGCAGCCAGCAAGATAGACTTGTCGGCGGCTTCTTTCGGTGAGTTCCTATACATTCGATAGAAAGGAGGTGAGAGAGTATGCCAAGAGGAAAAGCTGATATACCTGAGCTTCGATTAGAAGTTCTCCAAAACTTTATAACGCAATTCATGTCACCTCCGGACCTTATGCTGATGAACTTGTTCGGTTCTTCTCCTTCCCCGTCCAGTACTGTTAAGTGGGAAAGCATGAGGGGTGGGCGTGGTATGACACCGTTTGTCGCCCCGGGCTCTCCATCTCCGAGAACGGCACCGTTCGGTATAGCACAACATATCGCGGAGGCCGCCTATTGGAAAGAGAAAATGTACTTCGATGAGGAGTTTTTGAACAATCTCCGCAAAGAAGGTACAGAAGGCGAGTACCTGGATTCGAAAACTCGTCTGGCAAGAGAATTAGCCGGACTTGTTAATCGTTCAAACCGCAGGAAAGAGTGGATGTTTGCTCAAATGATCTTCAACAATGGCTTTAACTACATGCGAAAAGGTGGTTATATGTCTTCTGTTGATTATCAGATTCCTTCGGATCACCGTGTTACCTTAGCAGGTAATGCTCGTTGGGGTGAAACGGCCGCCAACATTATTGGTGATATTCGTGATGCCAAAAGAAAGGTGAAAGAAGATTGCGGTGGCAAAATCAATTATGCCATCTGTAATTCTACTGTCCTTGCTATGCTGGCAGACGATGACACCATCCGAGAGCTTCTCCAAAAGAACATGTTTGGAGAGGGTAATCTGTTTGGTAGTGGTGGTGGAAATGATTTCGTTGAAGCCAATGCCAATGTTATTGCTCGTTTGCTCGACATTCCCAATATAGCTGTTTATGATGAGATGTATGAAATTAAAAGCTGGATAACCAGTACTCTTTCCGGTGGTTCGAGTACCTGGATTTCTGTTCAGGATGCTTCTGATTTCACAGCTTTTGAGACTGTTCGCATTCATAACAATACCACAGGTGCCTATGAGGATCGTGTTATTCTCTCGGTTGATACATTTACCAACCAGTTACAGATTGAATACCCGACGGACAATTCATACAAAGCTGGTCTCGATTCTGTTGCCATGCGGAAATACTTTGTGCCGGATAACAAGATTGTTTTCATGTCTACTTCTATAGACGGTGAAGCAATCGCAGAGTACAAACAAGCTCCGTTTGGTTTAGGCCGTCAGTATGGTCTGCAAACAGACAAGCATGAAGAATGGGACCCGGAAGGTATCTTTATCCGAGTACGGGATAAGGGCCTGCCCATTCTGTATCATCGTGATGCTATTTATTCTATCGAGGTTGCTACTACAGCAGCAGCATCCGCAACGTCCACAACCACAACTTCGTCTTCGACTACTACCACAACTACTGCTTAATAGCGGTTGTGTCAATAATGGGAGTGAAAATCCATGATTGAGAAAATAGAAATAAAGAAGACTTTGAAAGCAGGTAAGAATATATGGGAGGAGGGGACTATTCTTGATCGTAAGGATGGTCCCTTCCCTTCCGATATTCTTGAAGAAGTTCGCCTCAATAGAGGTACCGTCGAAGTCATAGAAAGAAGTGAAGGTATTTCGATAGGGGATATTCCCAAAATAGTTGTTGATAATTCGAACCCCACTAAAGTTAGCAACATCATTACCAATAGCAATGTTGAAATTAAATCACAGCCAGTAGTTTTGAGGAGGCGGAAGTTATGAATACATCAGCTTGTACGGCTCTCTTGAAGCAGGAAGTAAAAGGACTGACATCTTATCTTGTGAGTGCTGATTACAAGAATGCCCAAGCTGCCGCTTCAAGAGATACGGGATGGGCTTTACCTGTTACCGATTCTTTTCAGATTCAATGGTATTTGAATCGATCTAAACGCTGGTTGATATATTATCTTTGGACAGAAAGTGCTGCCAAGTTCCAAGTTGAGCAAATACACTTGGAGCACAAATTTAAGCACTATGGTTCAGTTTTAGAGCAAATGGATCAGGCTTTTGTAGATATTCAAGATGCAAGACCTGATATGTTTGCTGGTGTAGATTCTTTCCATTTATTCGGAACCAAAGTCGATGCGGGCTTTTCGTATGGTTCATTAACGGGTAGGGATGAGACTTACCTGGAGGCAAACAAGGTTGATTTCGGACCAAATGAGAATACATAATGTCAATAGGTCTTGATATAAAAGAAGTTCTTGCCGAAGTAGGGCAGGCCTATACGATAATACGAGATGCAGGAAACGTTACTGGAGAGAACACCTTGTATGCCAGTAACGCTCAGGTTACAAAGCCTTTTATCCGTGAGTTTTTTACTGAATGTTGGTTATCTTATGATTCTGTAGCAGTTGTTGGTGATACCATTTTATTAGTAGTTCCCGGATCTTATCATTTTGTGATGAATAAGTCTCCGGATATGCTTGAGAATGAAATATGGAGATACCAAGCTGTTCTTTATAAAACCAATGTAGTTTGTGATATTAGGCGGCCTACGAACCCTAATTATGATCCTCAAAATTATCATAGGGCTACCACGTGGAGTTATATCAAAGAAAGTGCCAGAGCATTAATAACAGCACCTTTATATGGGCACTCTCTTGAAACAGATGAGGAATTAGCTTTATTGGGCTTGGAAATGCATGAGATGTATGTTCCCACTTCTTGGGGAGTACAGCCCCTTGATAGAATCGTCCTTTCTGAATCTGTTTATTATCGTGTAGAAACTGTCAAACCTAGACGTTATGATGGAATGGATGTCCTTGAGTTAGGAGAAGATAACAGGGCTTCATTCTCTACTACTACAACAACCAGTACTACTACAACAACCAGTACAACGACAACCAGTAGTACAACGGCTTCAACCAGTTCAACCAACTCGACCTCCACAAGTTCATCAACTACCACTACAACTACAACGATATGATTTATGCTGTAATTGATGGTAGTGACCTCAGAAAGGTTAGGATGGCAATATCTCGTACCGTAAAAGAGATATTCCGCCAGCAAAATAACCTTCCCCGCAGTTGTGCCATTGAAGCACGGAACCTTCTTATTGGAAATATAAACAAGCAGTCTTTTCTATATCAATCTTATAGTAAGGCCTATCGTAAATGGAAAATTAAGATGGGCTACCCTTTGATATATTGGAGATTAAGAGGAGACCTTGCTAATAATATCAGATTCTTTAGAAAGTCAGCCGCTCTTACAAGCATGGACCCCAGTGGGAGAAAAGGTGGGGTTTCTTGGATGGCGGGAGTTCCCGGTGGTATTTATGACTCAGGTGGTAAAAATTGGTCAGGTTCGGGTGCTCCTACTCAAATAGCTTTATATGCCCGTGTCAATGAATATGGTAATAGCAAAGTACCTGCCAGACCATTGTTCAGACCAACTGCTTTGCAGTACAAGAAAGCATATCTTCCAAAACAAGGTATGCGCTCTCTATTAAGGATAAGAGGTAAATGGCGATGAAGATTTTAGATGTCCAGGCAAAAGATATCCATGTCACTTTTGAAGTATCATTAACGGAAATAAACATGCTGCTTGATTTCTTATCAAGAGCAAAGGTAACATTTGATGGTGCAGAAGAACCCGAATTCAAAAAGACCTTATTGTTTGTCCAAGATGAGTTCTTTCCGATTTTAGATAAATTAACTGAGGAGGTCAAAAATGACCTTGGACCCGACAGCCCGGGAGTCCAACTTTCGTGATAGTTGGAAGAAGTTCTTAGTAGATAACATATATACCATTTCAGGTGTACAAGTTACCTTTGATCGAACAATGGCTACTCCTTACTTAACAGGGCATAAAGAGACAACAAGATGGGTGAATGTTCGTTTTGGAGAGTTAAGCAGGGGCCACTTATCTACGGGTTTTGTAGAGATATACTGCTGTACGAGACAGGACAATGAGGGTTTTCGTATTGCTCAATTAGGTGATCTTGTGATGGGGTACTTATCAAATAATACAGGAGATGGTATTATGAGAGTTCCCTTTTACCGTAGTCATTCAACTCTTCCCTGGGAGAAGATAGGTGGGATTGTTGTACAGGAGATTATTGAAAGTGCCCAGTTTTTAGCTGAAGATGAAACCAAATACAAAATATTAACTATCATATCAAGGTTTGCGAGCATAATATAATGTTGAATGATGCAAAAAAGGAACCACGTGGTGTTCTGTACAAATGTGAAAAGTGCGGACAGCCCCTGGTTGAAAGACTTCAGAATGGTTTATGGAAGTTCAAATATGGGCGTGGTAGAAAGAGAAACCCAAATACGAATACAACACAGGACTGGAATTCTGTGTTTATATATATTCATGGATCTTTGAAGATCCGCTGTTTTAGGATAGAATGTGGCCACTGGCAAGTGTTCAATTACTTTCCTAAATCCAATCGACAGAAAACCCCGGCGTCAACAGTAACTTAATAAAGGAGGTGATACTATGGCGAGAACAGGTCCTATTACAAAAGATAGTTCAACTGTAGCCCTTGGTTTGGCTCAAATTCGAATTGGTACATGTGAGACTTATATTGGTCAGATTCGACCGATATTAGGTTTGGCTGCATCAATTGGTGCTTTGGCTGATACCAAGTTTATGTCTACCGTAGAAGTTTTCAAACTGGAATCTGGTTTCCCGATGTTGGAGGATGCTGTGTTTCCACTGAGAGAAGGATGTTCCCTTGAGTGTGGATTCAAGGAAATAACCCCTTACAACCTTGCCCTTGCAAGAGGACTTGATCCTACTGCAGGTGGTTATGCCGATGAGCACTTAGGTAATATTGGGTTGGGTTCCATTGCTGCCCCGTTGTCTGTCAGAATGGAAGCTATTTATACTTACCCAGATGGTGTAAATACCATGACTATTGTGTTTCCGAGGTGCCAGGTAGTTGCAAGTCTTGAGCTTGACTTTGCTTCGGAGGAACCCGCGGCTGTTTCCATTACCCTTGAGTCAAAGAGGGCTGATGGTGCAACTTCCTGGATTAATGAAGCAGGAGGAACCACAAATGGGCATACTATTTGGGATGCCCAACCGCTCGGAAGAGTACTATGGGATGATGGTACAGGTAGCACAAGTACCTCTACTACTACAACCACGTCATAAGGAGATTGATCATGCCGGAGATCGATGAAAGCCGACTCAACCCTCAAATTAGGAAGCTCGAAGTAGGAACACGTTCCCTGAGGGAAATAGAGGTATATCCTCTATCATTAGCTGATGAAATTAAACTGTCGAAGATAATTGGAGATGGATTAATCTCCTTTTATGAAAGTAGCAAAGGAGATGTCTCCAACGAAACAACCGTCAACTTTATATTGGAAGTTATTATCAATAACTTAGGGGATGTCCTTGAGATGGTAACGGAAGATGTAGAGTTGTCGGAAGTTTCGAATGACCAAGCTTTAGATATAGCAGAAATCATTTATGAGGTAAACTTTGAGACTGTAACAATAAAAGTGAAAGGCCTCTTCGAGAAGATTCAGGACTTAAAATCGGGGAGGCCGTCTCAATCGTCTGTGAAAAGTACCCAGGGTACAGACTCGAACACTTCTACCAAAAGAGCTTCATTGAAGGAGGAGTTACAAGAGGGCAGTTAATTGTCCTATTAGAGTACACTCTAAAGAGGGAAGAACTCCGAATAAGGTTTCAAGCAAACATACATGGTGCTAAGTTAGCAAAACCGGACCCTGTTCTTCCCACAAAAGAAGCACCCACACCAACTAAGTTTGGTGACCCAAGTGATTATGAACATCTGTCAAAAGAGGAACGAAAAGAACTTACTCAAAAGATGAAAGACCTTCATAAATCAGAAGTTGGTGGTGGTTTAAAGGAGATTGGAAGGTGACATATGGCCGTAGGTGATAAAGACCTTACTTTAGGAATCTTATTTAAGGGGCAAGTAAATAGTGTTATACGCAACTTGGATAAGACTCTTAATCGCTCTCTTGTAGGGCTTAACAAAAGCCTAAAGACCTTCTCTGCTAATGCTAATAGGATGGCAGACGTAAACAAGAAGTTTACGAAGTCTTTTACCCCTTTGAATAAACAATTAAGTGGTATGTCGGGCGCCTTAAATCGTATTTATGGTGCCATGCGAGTTACCGCTTCATATGGTATAGCTGCCTCAGCTATATTTGCAGTTACAAACGCTTTTCGACAAGGCATAGCTGCTATAGTTGATTATGACCAGGCTTTGTTTAACTTGAAAGCTATTACCAATGCTACTGAAGCAGAAATACAAGCAATGGGAGAGGTTATTACAGATGTTGCCAGAAGAACTAAGTTCTCGGCATCTGAAATAGCTGAAGGTATGGTTCTATTAGGTCAAGCAGGTTTGACCGCTGAGGAATCAATTGCTGCTGTTGGTGCCACCGCTGATCTTGCTTCAGGCACTCTTTCTGACTTCAGAACTGTTGCTGACCTGGTAACTACCACAATTCGTGCATTCAATATTGATGCTTCGCAAACAAGCAGAATAGCAGATGTTATGGCGAATGCGATCAATAGGTCTAAACTCAACGTTGATAAATTGAGAGTAGCATTCAACTTTGTTGGTGCTGCTGCCGCTCAAACAGGGCTTTCTCTTGAAGAAACAGCCGCATCCATGATGGTTCTTGCTAATGCTGGTATACGAGCAAGCACAATTGGTACTGGTTTGCGACAGGTGCTTGCCCGCCTCATGGCCCCGAGTAGAAAACTCCGAGATGAATTTAAATTACATGGAATTGAACTTGATTCCGTAAATCCCAAATACAACACCTTTGCAGAGGTAATGGAAAATCTATTACCTGCTATATATGACACTGAGAAAGGTGTCATTGATATGTCAAAAGCATATACTTTGTTTGGATTAAGAGGTGCCCAAGCTGCTGCTATTTTAGGCAAATCATTTACTTTGGTAGGTAAAGGCAGTTGGGAAGAAATGCATGAGGCTGTATATGAGTTAGGAGCAGCTTCACGAATGGCACAAACCCAGGCAGAGGGTCTTGCTTTCAAGCTGAAGAACTTAGCAGACAGGGCAAAGAATTTAGCTATTGCTCTTGGTGAGGCTGGTCTTATTACTGTTATGAAAGGACTGGTTGATATCCTGGCGAAGATAATTACAGGATTTGAGATTCTTGTAAAAGACCCCTTAGGTAAAGCTATACTGCAATTTGGAGCTTTGACTGCTACTATCCTCCTTACAACTACAGCATTAAGGGCTTTAGCTGCTGCTTTCACCATGCTTATGATTAACTTTGTTGGAATGGGGGTTCCTAAATATATTGGGTTACTATCAAGGACTTTTTATTACCTTGTTGCAGTTGTTAAGAAGTTATGGACGGTATTTGTATCATTTGTCACAGTACTAAGTGCTGTAGCTACTGGGATAGGTGTTGTTTTATTAGCCTGGTATAAATGGGAAAACAGGGCGAAGAAGTCTTTAGCTACTACCCGAAAGATGATTGTGGATGTAGGCAGATTAAGTACGGAGTTTGATGCTCTTATTGGTGGTTTAGATGCTCTCCATGATAAACATAAGGAGGGAACAGAAACAAACAGAGAGTATATACATTTTCTTAGGAGGATGCTTACTACCCATGAAGTATTAGCAGATAGGCTTGACATAACCAAAATGAGTTTTGAAGAGGTTCGTGCTGAAGTAATAGCTTTTGATAGGGAGATGAACAAAGTTCCTAAGTGGACTGCTCAAATGGAGGAGCTTACTGATATTATGGCGAGGGTAGATGAAGTAAGGGATGGTTGGTTGAATAAATCCTGGCTACCTTGGTTATATCAGAGTGAAGAAGATCGTATAAAGGAAATGAAGGGACTATTAAGTGATTATAGGACATCATTAAAACTTACCCAGCTCGAAATAGCTGAATTTGGTATGAGGCATGATATGTCTGCCGAAGCCATCAAACATCTTGCTTTCGAAGTTGTTCAGTTTAAAGAAATAACAATGGAGGAAAAATGGGCCTTTGCACAAGTAGTGGTTGAATTAGTAAAAGTGAACAGAGAAAAGGCGAGACAAAAAGCTCTTGATCTGGAAGCTATAGAAGTTAAACAAACCAAACTTGAATACGATAAATTATATTACACCCTATTGGCTCGTTATGAAACAGATGCAGCTAAAAAGGCCAAAGCAATTCTTAACAAGGAATTGAAGGACCTTGATGAACAGTATGATGACAAGATTAAAAAGCTGGAAAAACATGAAGTACTTGTGGCTAAATTAAAGAGGCAGAAAGCGGAATTAATTCTTGCTGCCGAGAGAAAGTACGTTCAATCTATATCTGCAATTCAGTTTGATGATGCTATGGCTGATTTGAAACGGGAAGATATAAGGGCGAAAGCAAGACTTTCAGCAATGAAAGCTACCAATGTAGCATGGGCAACAGAGAATAAGCATTTCCGTAAACTGGAATTAGAGCAAGATATTAATATAGCCGAGAAGAAGGTATCTAATCTAAAAGCCCGCCAGGAGGAAATGCTAACTGATGAAAAAGTATCAACGAAGGAGTTTTTAGAGATTGATACTAAACTTTGGGAAGCCCGGTATGCCCTTTCCGAGCTTTATTATGACAGAGGTAAACTTTTAAAGAAGCAAGAAATAAAGGACTATAATGAACAACTGAAATACCAATTGGATACCACAGAGCGGTATACTGAAGAATGGATGGCTCTTTTTGAGGAAGCATATAAACGAGGGCAAATTAGTTATGCCCAATATATCGACACCAAAAAACTCAATGATGCTTCTTGGGGAGAAGCTTTCAAGATAGGGCTCGAAAAAGCTGCTATAGATGCTGATAATTGGAAAGAAACTATGTTGCGTATTGGTTCAGAACTAAATGATAAGTTAGCAACTGGTATGACCGATGCTCTTTGGGATTTTATAGATGGTACTAAATCTGCAAAAGAAGCTTTCGCAGATTTTGCCCGAGATACTGTACAGTGGCTTGCTAAAATAATCATCAGGCAAACAATTCTAAATGCTTTGCAGGGTCTGATGGGTGGTATGGGCAGTGGCCAATCTGGAATGCCTGCTGTAATGGGCGGTATGTGGGCTGGTGTAGACCATCAAGGTGGTATAGCTGGAAGCGGTGCTTCCCCTGTAAGAGTAGTAAACCCTGCTGTATTTTCAAACGCTCCTAAATACGGTGGGGGTGGTATAGCAGGAAAAGATGAAGTTCCTATTATAGCACACAAAGGTGAAGGGATATTCACTCCTGAGCAAATGGCAGCTTTGGGAAATCAAGAAATCAATATTGTGAATATTACGGACACTAAACTGATAGATTCATACATTGCTACACCTCGGGGCAAGCAATCAATATTAAATGTGATAGGCTCCAACCCATCAACAGTTAAAAGGATGCTTCGATAATGGATCTCGAACAACCAACTGCATATTTTGTACACCCTGTTTACTGGGGTTCTGGTTTTAATTACGGAAGATCCTATATGAGTTCAATAACAACGGCATTAGTTGGAGTGGAACAAAGGTCTTTATTACACCATTATCCTAGAAGGGAAATTATTTATGATGTTATTACCAGAAACCAAATAGAAACATACCATATAAAGAAGTATTTGAAAGCTTACCTTCATAAAACATGGGGTGTTCCTATTTGGGTGTATGATATGACACTAACACAAGCAGCAAGCATAGGTGCTTCTACTCTAAACGTAGGTTCTACGCAATGGAGAGAGCTTTCCGCGCTATCTTATGTTCTTTTGTACACAGACTATCAAACTTACGAAGTGATACAGGTACAGAGCTTTACAACGAGTCAAATAACAACTGTAACCAACTTAACAAGCAGTTGGGGAATAGGTACTAAAGTGTACCCTGTTTTGAGAGCTAATCTTTCGGCTGCCCAAGAGTTTGGAGCAAAGGTGCCCGAAGTGTTTGCAATTAAGATGCACTTTATTGAATCATTTAGAGGATACAGTTACACATGACCCTTTCTTTTACTGACTATAGATACAAACCTGTTTTTCATGTTGGTCCTATTTGGGAAGAATCCCCAGGTAAACTAAGTAGGAACAGGACTGATATAATTGGTACTACTTTTGGATACACTTACTCCGAACCTTTGTCTAACTTCCCAAACTACAGTACAAATTTCATATACAATTTTGTTGGTAAAGAAGATATTTCAGTGGTTAATGGCCTGTTTGATTCACTCAAAGGAAGAATTGAGAATATATGGTTCCCAAGTTGGATCGCTGATTTCAAGATAAATGGGGATATTGCTTCTACAGATACTACCATTGATGTTCTGACAACTGAAAATTACAGTGTTTTTTATCCACCAGGGAGAGGTACTGGTAGATACTTGTTTATTTATGTAAATGATAGCATATGGTTTGCTCGTAGATTAACAGGGTACACAGCAACCAAAATTAATATTGATAGTGCTTTAGGGAGGAATATACCTAAATCTCAGGTAAAGTTCATCAGCTTTTTGTATATGGGAAGATTAGATTTAGAAACAATTGAATGGATGTATTCTTCTCCAGAGGTAGCATCTACAAAGTTGTATTTTGTTGAGTTACCAAACGAATATACTTCCACTACAACGACAACGGCATAATTATGAAAACTCCATCAGATGAATATGCAGGTAAAGAAGAAGCCAAGATACGCAAACCCATTGAGCTTTTCCATTTCTATGATGATCTAACCCTTGATCAACGCTTTTGCAGTTCTGATATAGCTATTAGTTATGGCGGCAACACTTATGAGCCAGCTACTGTAACTCGTGGTCCTATTGAGTATAATGCAGAATTGGAAATAAGTAAGATGGTGGTAACTACTGATTATTTAAATCCAGCTGTTTCCCAGTTTATAGCACAAAGTCCTACTCAGCAAACCTGGGTTCAAGTTTTGAAGTTGTTTTCAGATCAGACCCCATATGAAGTTGATGTCATTTTCGTTGGACAAATAAGCACCATCACATTGTCTGGGACCAAAGCAGAAGCAACGGTAGTTGGATTTGAAGTTTATCTGAACAGACCTGCTTGTATCCTTAGATACCAAAATCAATGCAATCATAATCTATTTGATGAAGGCTGTGGTCTTTTAGAAGATGATTATGGGATAGCTAAATCGATAAGTTCTGTAAGCTCGGATGGACTGACCATTGATTTTGTGTCGTTGACTGAGGCTGATAGTTATTTCACTTTAGGTTTTATAAGAGTGGGCTCAGGGGCCACAGTAGATTATAGAATGATTGTCAGTAATATTGGAGATTCAATTAGTGTTCGGTATAAATTCAATACATCTCCTTCTGGAACAGTATATTTGTACCCAGGTTGTGATGGTGATCTTTCTACCTGTACTGATAAGTTTAGTAACGAAGACAACTTTTTGGGGTTTCCGTATATACCAGAGATAAACCCAACAAGAGTAAGGGTGTGGCAGTAATGTTCTATTTCGATAAACCAGAAAATATAGATAAACTGTCCCAAGCTATTAAAGGTTGGCAAGGAACCCCCTGGATGCTTAATGCCCGTATTAAGCACCGAGGAGCTGATTGTTCAAATTATGTGGCAGGGGTGTTGGTAGATAGTGGAGCGAGGAATAGAATTTTGATTCCAGCCCATTCAGATTGGTATTTCCTACATACCAAAGATGATGTATTAGTTGATGGTACCATAAATCTTGGTGTTGAGAATGGGGATTTCAACAACCCTAAAGATGGTGATATTATAATGTATAAAGTTGGTAAATCAATTGCACATACAGGAATATATCTAAAGGGAACAGTGCATCATTCTTTGTATGGAATGGGGGTTACTGATATGCCCTGGTTAAATAGAAAGTGGCAAAAGCGAAAAAGGTTTGTCTTTAGATTAAAGGATAGATCATGAGTGGTGGATCAATATTAGGCGGGGTTGTTGGTTTTGTTATTGGTGGATTTATGGGCGGTCCTGGTTTTAATTTGTACACAGCCTATGTAGGATTCACTATTGGGTATGGCATTGGCTCTATGATTGACCCCCTTGACCCAGATAATGATACTGGGGCACCTCCTGCTTGGTCTTTAAATGAAGCAAGCAAAGGTATGGAAGTAACTGATTTGCTTGGTATTTCTAAAATAGGTGGGAACATATTATGGTATGGAGATAAAGACAGAGATAAGGATGATGATGAATATACCTACCAGCTTACCTGGTGGTTAGGTATTTGTAAAGGACCCGTGGATGCTATTCTTGGTGTTTATAGAAATGGTGAAACTGTATGGCAGGGATATGAAAGCTTATCTGACAACCCCTCAGGTAAGGTTGTGTTGTCTATGGGGGATGGTATTACAGGAACCAATGAAAAGATAGATACCGTAAGATTTGAATATGATTCTAAGAACAATTCTTCGAAGGGGTGGAGGGAACAAGATGGTAAAGTTCGAATAAAAGGGTGGGCTTTTAAGAATTATACTATATCACCGCGTAGTATTGTTACAGCAGAGGCTATGTGTAGGGGCGGGGTGGATCGCTCAACCATGACTGACATTGAGTTTTTATCCTTTTGGAATGGACCTACCCTTGAGGAATACACTTTAATTACCTTTGACACATGGCCTGATAATTGCTCATTTAATGATGAATACGGCAAAAAGGATTTATTCATTTGGTTAACCTATGTTGAATCGTTTAAGGAGACAAGTACTGAAGGGGACCAAATGGGGGATGTGATCTTCTATTTTGGTACTGATGACCAAGTAGACACAGGTAGTGGTAGTGGTAGACCAACGGCAAATATGAGGGGCTTGTGTTGGGCATCTTTCCAGCATTGTTATTTAGGTGGAACCAGTGTTCCTACAATGAGTTTTATAGTGGCAAAGTACCCAACATTCAGTACATTTACAAATACCAATATTCAGGTGTTTGATGATTATAATCCAGCACATGCTTTATACTATATGTTGACAGTTCCAGGTAAAATGTCCACTGATTTTATTGATGTCCCTTCTCTCAATACTTTGGCAGATGATTTATATATAGAAGATATGGGAGTTTCGTTTTTGATGGAGGGCGGTACTAAGGTTTTTAGTTATGTAGAAAGCATTTTACAACATATCGATGCTACCATGACTTACAAAACAGACGCAAGTGGTAATCCTAAGTTTCATTTCAAGTTGTTGCGAGGGACAGAAGATACCTCAAATTTACCTACTATAAACGAAGGTAATTTGTTGGTTGAGCCAACCTTAACAAGGCCCACATGGCTTGAAACTCATAATGAAATAAAAGCCAAGCATTATGAAGTGTCAGGTTATATTGAGTATCCTCCTTTTCAATTTTCGATTACCACACTTTCTTATAATTTGACGTTTGCTTTACCTTTGAAAGATGGGGGAACTTACAATTTTATTGTAAATTGGGGGGATAATACAGCAGAAAGCACTATCACAGCTTATAATGATGGTGCGGCTACACATGTTTATGGTGCTGTAGGATCTTACAATATAACTATTAAAGGAATAATAGATGGATTCAGTTTCTATGGCCCAGGAGAGCATCCAGATAGAAATCTGATAGATGATGTCACGCAGTGGGGTTGTTTGAGTTTAGGCTCCTTTAATTACACCTTTTACAAATGTGAGAACCTACAAATAACTGCCACCGATACCCCTGACCTTGGTAAGACAACCTCGTTTGCAGGAATGTTCTTAGGTTGCGATGCTTTGACAGGTGTTCCTAATATTGGTTATTGGGATACCAGTCGGATTACATCTATGTTTCAAATGTTTTATGGAGCAGAGGTTTTTGATTCGGATATAAGTGGTTGGGATGTTTCAAATGTCACTAATATGGCTGGTATGTTTATGCAAGCTTATGATTTTAATCAAGATTTAAGTGGTTGGGATGTTTCAAGTGTTACTAATATGGCATCTATGTTCTATCAGACCTACCGTTTTGATCAAGATGTAAGTGGATGGGAAACAGGAAACGTAGAAGACTTTTCTTTTATGTTTTATAACACATCCGTTGTTACTCCTTGGTCTCCGAACTGTAGTAGTTGGGATGTCTCAAGTGCTATACTAATGCAGGCTATGTTTAATGGTGCAAACCCAGGTGCATACAGTTTGAATAGTTGGGATGTTTCAAATGTTACTAATATGAATTCCATGTTCGCACAAGCTGGTAGTTTCAATGGAGATTGTTCAAGTTGGGTTACTTCAAGCTGTACTAATATGTATCGTATGTTTTACTCAGCCAATCAATTTAACCAAGATATTGGTGGTTGGGATGTTTCAAAAGTAGAAAGTATGGAGGAGATGTTTCGTAGTGCCCAATCATTCAACCAGGATTTGGATCAATGGGATGTTTCGTCAAGTCTTAATTTCTATCAAATGTTTCGTGAAGCCCGTGACTTTAATGGAAGTGTAGCTGGTTGGACTTGGCATCCTAGTTTGACCAGTCTACATAGTATGTTTAGGCAAAGCGGCTTCAACCATGCGAGCATAACTACTTGGGATGTTTCAAATATAGCAGCCTTTGTCTACATGTTCTATTGGAATCAGGCTTTTAATCAAGATATAGGTGGTTGGACAACTACGAATATGCAAAGCATTGGTGGTATGTTCCAAGGAGCTTCCGCTTTTGAACAAGATATAAGTGGTTGGGATGTATCAAATGTCACCTCTGCGAACAACTTCTTTGAATCTAATAACATGACAACTGTAAATTATGATGCCCTTCTTATTGGATGGGCGCCTCAAAGTGTTCAATCTGGTGTTACCCTTGAAATGAACAACTCAGTATATACCTCAGGTGGAGCAGCAGCCGCAGCACGTGCCACTTTAACAGGTAAAGGGTGGGATATTGATGATGGTGGAGGAACTTAATGCCAGTAGATTTAATCGAAGCTAATTTAATTGTTTATGATCCTGCAAACAAAAGGATCCAGGGATATACTGCGTCTAAGAGTGTTAATTTGAATTTGTTCACTCGACCGGAGACTGCTTTTTGGAAATCAGATAGGTTGTTAAAGACAGCTTCTTATCCTCTCGCACAATTTCAATTTGTAACGAATAGAAAGTTGTTTAAGTTGCAGGCAGGAGATTTGTTCAATTTCAGT